CAGAACCCGCTTCGGCGGGTTTCTTTTTGGCAAACGACGATAAATAAAAGCATGCCAGCACACAAAAAATATCACACAGAAGAAGAACGTCAAACAGCTCTTAAAGAATATCAAGACAAATGGCGTTCAAATCCAGAGAATGCTAAAAAGCAATATCTTTCTAATCAAAAGACCCAAGCTGAAAGATTTAAAAGATGGAGATTAAAAAATAAAGATAAGCAAAATGCTAAAAGTAATATGGAGAAAGCTGCCAAATTGCAACGCATACCGCCCTGGGCAGATATTGAAGCTATTAAACAGTTTTATTTAAATCGTCCCGAAGGATACCACGTCGATCATATTATTCCTTTGCGTGGTAAAACAGTTAGTGGGTTACATATACTAGAAAATTTACAATATCTTCCTGCTAAAGAGAATCTATCTAAAAGCAATAAATTCTAATCTGTTGCCTAAAAACAACACCCTAAAACCGCCTAAAACGGCGGTTTTTTGCTGGCCTAAATTTTGGTTGCACCAAAAATCCATTTAATGTATAATAGTTGTATAGTAATTAATAAGGAGCAAAAATGACTACAGTAGAATATAAAATTGGTGATGATGTTAGCCACGGTATTGGCGGCGATCGTTATTACGATGGTAAAATTGTACGTATGACTAAGCGTTTTATTTTTACTGATGCTGGCCGTCAATATACTCGTAAAGTTGCCAAAGATGGTACTGTATATTACACCCAGACTGGTTGTAAGTATTGCTACTTGATGCCAGGCAAACACGAATACATGGACCCACACTTTTGATTTTGGTTGTCCTGAAAATCCCAAAATGCTATAATACTTTAAATGGGAGAAAACATGAAAACACAAAATCAACACTTTGACAAATTGGGTCGTGAATTGCAAGTGGGCGATGTAGTTGCGTTTACAAGTTTTTTTACCGGTATGACAATCGGGCGAATCGATCGCTTGAAAAAAGTTCGTGCATCGATCGTATCACTGAGTGATACAAAAAAGCCCTGGTATACCCCGGGCCCAGAAGATATCAACAGTAGCGAAACTGTGAAGTTGGACCCTAAAGATGTTGAATTTTGGTTGTTGAAACAGAAATGAAATTCTATCGTGAAACTACAAAAGATTGGGCAACACCAACGCCCAATCATGTTTACTTGTTAAGTACCGATAAAAGCAAAATGTACGGATATATTCGTCAAGGTACTGATGTAGCTGAAACATTTAAAAAACCATATCGTTTTGATGTACGTGGTCGCAGTTTTGTAGAAGTAAAGGAGCTAGGTGAAATTGACCTAGATGAAGTTAAGGCAGAAACTTGGAAGTTTACAGGTAGCAAGGGCGACGAGTATATTGTCCAAAAAATAGATAATATGTTAAAATGTACATGTCCGGGGTTTACATTCCGTGGTGAATGTAAGCACGTTAAATCAGTTGAGGAGAAAGCATAATGGCAACACGTTCGGCAATTGGTATCAAACACGGTGATCGTATTAAAGCAATCTATTGCCATTGGGATGGTTATGTAGAACACGTTGGTGCGGTATTAAACGTCTACTATCAAGACAGTATTGCGGTTAATAAACTAATCTCAATGGGCGACCTTAGTAGCATTGGTGCAACAATCGGCGAGCAACACGACTTTGGTGCTCGTGCAGAATACTTGCCTGATGGTGCGGCTACCCAATGTACTTTTTATCAACGTGACCGTGGTGAAGATGCTCCATTTAAATCGTTTGGTAGCGAAGCGGAGTTTGTAGATCATTATGAAGGTTGCGCCAGCGAATACTTTTATTTGTATGATCATGGTGTTTGGTATGTTAAGAGTTACGAAGGTGATTTTAAGCCTTTACATGAAGAACTAGCAAAGGTTCCAGCATAATGGAACGTATTAGACTTAACATTGAAAGAGAAGTATACGATAACCTTAGATATATGGGTATGCGTTTCTCTGAGCAAACAACCGACGCATTAAATCGTTTTTTGTTTGATGGTTTACCACCGGGCGGGCACTTAGAAGCTATGTTTGCTTATGACTTTGAACGTGCCTTATACAATGCCGATACAGCTAATAAACAATCGTTTTGGGGCTTGGCTATGTGGATTCGTGAGTGTGCTCCTAGGGAGTGCCAAGGCAGTTATAAAGCGGTAGCCGACTGGTGCGTGAACAAAGAAGCACGTGATGAGTATTATAAACAATGTGAACAAAAATATATGTGGAATCAATTACAGGAGAATGCATAATGCCAAATTGGTGTGGTAATACATTAACACTCACGCACGAAGATACCGCAATGATTGTTCGTGCTAAACGGGCCTTTGCCGAAGGCGAGTTTCTTAACGAGTTTATTCCTGTACCAGAAGATTTAAAAATTGTCGCTGGGCGTGTGGGAACAGATGACGATCAAGCACAACGAGATTTAGTGGCACAAGAAGAAGTTAATCTTGCCAAGCACGGTTATTCAAATTGGTATGACTTTTGTTGCGGCGAATGGGGAACTAAGTGGGACGTAGGTGACGGAAACGGTATACAGACTTGGGATGACCATGAACTCGTTGTTTATTTTGATAGTGCCTGGTCTCCACCAATTCGAGCCTATGAACGATTGATTGATCTAGGCTTTACTGTTTATGCTACTTACTACGAATCTGGTTCAGCTTATGCTGGTATCTTTGAAGATGGTATTGACGACTATTACGATTTATCGGGTATGGATTCGGGTGATGTGCAACAGCAGTTGCCCCAGGAACTTGATGAAGCATTTGGTATTAGTGAAACAATGGCTGAGTGGGAAGCTGAAAACGAAGATGAAGTTACTCAATGGTATAAGGAAGGTGTAGAAGTTACTGGACTAGAACCGCATACAGTTAAAATTGATTAGATATTAATAGAAAAACAAAGTCCAAACTGCATAGAGTATCTATCTTGATTGCTACGATTTCCACCTTCGTGCCAAGCGGTGTGGTTATTTAAGCATAGCCAACCCTGCCCCGGACCGACGCTCATTCTTATTTTTTCATTGCTGTCACGGCTGGTAGAAAAGTAAGTACTTTGGTCAGGATCATCGTTGTTGATAAAATGGATCATACCAAATAATATTTGATGTCTGGTATCCATGTGTGCTTTGGTGTAGTAACCGGATTTGTCTAGAATATATCTGTTGTAGATATAAGTTGCTTGATCAAATTTTTCTCTAATAGGATGCGACCATAAGGTATTAAAGTCTTCGTTGGAAAACAAAAGATCTAATAGTGTGTTTTTGAATGGACGAGAAGATATGTATCTTGATAAATGACTTGAGTTTGTACCAACAGCTTTGGGAATATAAAATCTTTTTATACCATCTTCGGGCATGTAACTAACCGATTCTTCAGTCCAGGACTCCTGCTCAAGTTCGGATTTAATTGAAGAACCATAGTTACTATCGTTGACGTCAATCGAATATATGTATCGTTCCACCGGATTAATAGTGACATTCATATGTTATTTATGTTGACTGGTAATTCACTTTAATGTATAATAGTAGTATATTAAGTAGGAGTCTAAATGTTAAAACCCTGGGAAGTAATTGCAGATTTAGAAGCAGACAATAGTCGATTAGCCAAAGAAGCTATTGTTACTCGCGAAGCCAATCGAGGCAATGATGAATTCTTTAAAGGCTGTCGCTATGCTTTAGACAGCATGATTACCTTTGGAGTTCGGCAAGTTGAAGAAAAGTCAGGCAATGGTCGCGGACTTAATCCCGATACATTTTGGCGTACAGTTGAACAGTTAGCTCATCGTGAACTTACTGGTAATGCAGCACAAGTGGCTATTAATCATATGCGTATGAATGCCCAGGAAGCTGAATGGAATGGATGGTACCGCCGTATTCTTATCAAAGATCTACGCTGTGGTGTCAGCGAAAAAACCGTCAATAAACAAGTGGAGAAGATCAATGGAAATTATGTTATACCTGTTTTTAGTTGCCAACTTGCTCACGATGGTGCTAACCA